CCCCTGCGTACAATTTCCGGGGAAAAATGGGGATCCTGTGCTTGACAGATTCCCTGATGTGTGCATACAGCCATCTGGAATTGTTCAATAAACTAAAATAGAGGATGAAAATGGGTCAGCACCACTCGATGTACGGCAAGGCATGGCAGGCGGCCCGCAGGACGTACCTGCTGGCTCATCCATTCTGCGCCATGTGCGGAAAGCCCCTTAGAGGGGCCGACGCCGTTGTAGACCACATTCGGCCTCACCGTGGCGACTGGCGTCTCTTCTGGGACGAGGCGAACTGGCAGGCGCTGTGCAAGCACTGCCATGACAGCCACAAGCAGCGGCAGGAGCATGGCGGTTACATTGGCGGGTGCAATACCGACGGCATGCCAGTAGACCCGCTTCACCCTTGGAACACAATGGAGACTAAGTGATGGGCGTCAGAGGAAAGAAGCCTGAGATGGCGTCAAAAATAACGCCCCAGACGGCACCGAAGAAGCGGGTGCCTCCCGCCACGCTTGGGTTGCTCGGACAGGCCCTCTGGGAGCGAATTGTGGCGCAGTATCCAGACGACTATTTTCTTGCCGGGGACTGGCCTCTGGTGCAGGCGTACTGCGCCGAGTGGGATCGCCATGAACGGGCGCAGGCCCGTCTTCTTGAGGAGGGCGAGGTCATTGAAACGTCCACAGGGGCTATCAAGCGCAACCCTTGGCACGACGTCCTTGTGGCGTCTTCCAACACGCTCGGCATGCTTGCCGTCAAGCTTCGCCTGTGCGTAAACGCCCGTGAGAAGAATTCCAAGGCAGCCGTGCAGGGCAAGCGACCCAGCGAGGCCGCCAGCACCCGTGCGGGGCTTATGTTTGGCGCTGAAGACACGCCGGAGGCCATCCAGTGACACGTGGCGAAAGAGTTATCGCTTTTATCGAGACTCTCCGCGCCCCGGACGGCATGCTGGTAGGCCAGCCGATCAAGCTGAGAGACTGGCAGAAAGATGCCATCCGTCAGGTCTACGACCCCGTAGATGCACGCGGGAAGCGCCTGTGCAGGCAGGCCATATTCACGCTGGCGAGGAAAAATGGCAAAACTGCGGTCGTCGCTGGCCTCTGTCTGGCGCATCTGTGCGGGCCGGAAGCAATCCGAAACGGGCAGCTGTATTCCGTAGCCTACGACCGTGAACAGGCAGGCATTATATTTAAATATATGGCGGCAATGTGCTATCAGGATGAGGAACTGAGCCAGAGATTGAACATAGTCGAGTCGAGAAAGAAGATCTACGACCCGATTTCCGGCTCGGAATATCAGGCGCTATCTGCTGAGACGCATGGCAAGCATGGTAAAAGCTCGTCATTTATCGTCTTCGACGAACTGGCGCAGTTTGGGGCAGACCGTGAACTGTACGACATTATGATGACTTCTCGCGGCGCACATGAAGAGCCTCTGGTGTGGGTCATTTCGACTCAGGCGGCGTCGGATTCAGCTTTGCTTTCAGAGCTGATCGACTACGGCAAGAAAGTCAACAGCGGAGAAATTGTCGATCCCAAGACGAAAGCCTTCGTCTACGAGGTTCCCATGAGCGACGATCCTTGGGACGAGGCCAACTGGTACAAATCCAACCCGGCGCTAGGTGATTTCCGGTCTTTGGACGAGATCAGGGAGACTGCCGCGAGGGCGAAAAAGATGCCTTCAGCTGAAGCCGCTTTCCGGAATTTGTATTTAAATCAGCGCGTTGACGGCGCTGCCCATTTCATCACGCCCTCCGTCTGGAAAAACAGCGGCGGGGAGGCCGACGAAAGCCTTTTTGAGGATCTTCCGGTCTACGCGGGCCTTGATCTGTCCGCCAAAAACGACCTCACGGCGCTTGTGCTTGTCTGCAAGGACGGCGACGGCGTATGGCACGTGCTTCCCCACTTCTGGACGCCCGCAGAAGACCTTGCCATGCGTTCCGACCGCGACCGCACGCCCTATGACTTGTGGGCAAGACAGGGGTTTCTGCACACGACGCCGGGGAGAACCATCGACTACGCATTCGTGGCGCACGAAATCAAGAAGCTGATGTCGAAAATGCACATTGCAGGGCTGAAATTCGACCGCTGGCGCATTGAAGACATGCTGCGTGAGCTTCGCGAGATTGGCGTGGAGTGCTGGATCGACGGAAAGGAAGATCCTTATCCCAATGGACTCCGCATGATCATGCACGGACAGGGCTACCAAGACATGAATCCCGCAGTTGAAGCACTTGAAGATGCACTTTCTGAAGGAAAATTGCGTCACGGCATGCATCCTGTGTTGACAATGTGCGCCAGCAATGTCAGAGTGCAGCAGGATCCTTCGGGAAACCGCAAATTTGACAAGATCAAGTCTACGGGTCGCATAGACGGCATTGTGGCCCTAGCAATGGCGATCAACGGAGCAGTCGGAGGCGACTCCGAGCGAAGTTCCTTTTTTGCTGAGGTCTGGTAGTGTTTAATTTCTTCAAAAAGCGAATAGAGAAAAAGTCAGCTCCGGTCTACGTCGGCTACGGAACCCCGCCGTCGCTTTGGGGAACTGGCTCGGAGAGCGCGTCCGGCATCGCCGTCACCCCGGCGACGTCTCTTGAGTGCGCCACCGTGCTGGCCTGCGTCCGCCTTCTGGCGAACGGCATGGCGCAGGTGCCGTTCCGGCTGTTCCAGATGAGCAAGTCGGGCATCCGCAACCCTGCCGTGAGCCATCCGCTGTACGACCTGCTCTATACCGCCCCCAACGAATACCAGACGGCCTTTGAATTCTTCCACACGGTCATGATGCATTTGTCCTTGACAGGCAATGCATACGTCTGGATCAACCGCCGCCCCGACGGCAAGGTGCTGGAGCTGCTCCCCTACCCTCCCGGCACGGTTGCCATCGACCGCGACGGCTGGGAGGTCAAGTACAGCATCCGCACGCAGGACGGCGAATGGATAGCCCTCCCCGCCGAAGACATGTGGCATATCCGCTGGCTGGCATGGGATGGCGTCAAGGGCCTCTCTGCCGTCCAGATGGCCCGTGACGCCATCGGCTTGGCTCTGGCGCTCGACTCGCACGGCTCTACGTCGTTCAAGAACGGCAGCAGGATTGGCGGCGTCCTCACCGTGGCCCAGCGTCTCGACGAAGACCAGCGAAAAGCCCTTCGGGAGGCGTGGCAGGCGGCCTTCGGCGGCTCCGGCGAGAGCGGAAAGGTTGCCGTGCTTGGCGCGGATATGAAGTATCAGGCCATTCAGGCCACCAACGATGTTTCCCAGTACGACGAGAGCAGACGCTATCAGGTTGAAGAAATTTGCCGTGCATTCGGCGTTGACCCCGTTATGATCGGCTATGCCGACAAGGCGGCGACGTTTGCTTCCGTGGAGCAGAAGAGCATACAGCATGTTGTATATACGTTAGGCCCGTGGTATGCATGCTTTGAAAAGAGCGCAAACAAATGGCTCTTGACGAAGCAGGAGCGTTCTTCCGGCTTCTATTTCAAGTTCAACGTCAACGCATTGCTTCGCGGTGCGTCGGCAGACAGGGCCAGCTTCTACACCTCTCTCTACAATGTTGGAGCTTTAAGCCCCAACGAAATTAGGGAATTGGAGGACATGAATCCGTATGAGGGCGGCGACGAGCATCGGGTTCCGCTGAACATGGCGGCTCCCGGCAAGGAGCCGGAGCTTGAGGAGGAAAAGCCCTCCAAGGAGAATGTGGATGAAAATGAATAGGCAGGAATGCCATCTCGAAATCAAGAGCGCCCAGAACGCCTCGTCGGAAGAGGGCATGACCTTCAGTGGCTACGGCGCTGTCTTTGGAAATATCGACTGCTATGGCGACGTCATAGAGAAGGGCGCATTCGCAAATACCATCAAAAGTTTCAAGGCTTCCGGCAAGTGGCCTGCCATGCTTTCCCAGCACGGCGGCTGGCTGTCTTCGGCGCAGGACATGACGCCCGTCGGCGTCTGGACTGAGATGCGCGAAGATGACCACGGTCTTTATGTGGAGGGCAAGCTCGCCGATACGCCGAGAGGCCGCGAACTTTACGAGCTGATGAAAATGACTCCCCGTCCTGCCATCGACGGCATGTCTATCGGCTATTTCATCACGGACTCTACAGATGAAAAGAAGGACGGAGAGCTGATCAGGCACATCAAAGGCATTGACCTTGTGGAGCTTTCCCTTGTCACCTTCCCGGCGAACAAGGAAGCCCGCATTGCCGACGTCAAGAGCGAAGATTTAACGATCCGCGACGCTGAACGCGCCCTGCGCGACGCAGGCTTCAGCCGTGCAGAGGCGAAGCGGATACTGGCAGAGGGTTTCAACAGCTCCTTGTCTCTGCGGGACGCCGAGGAAAAGGACGATTCGTCTGAAATTGCGGAACTTCTCCGCAGAAACATTTCCGCTATGAGCGGAAAGGAGTAATCCATGTCTGAAGAAATCAAAACTCTTCTCGACAAGCAGCTTGCCACTTGGGAAGAATTCAAGCACACGAACGACGAGGCTCTCAAGGCCAAGGCTGACGGCAAAGTCGTCTCCGAGCTTGAGGAAAAAATGGGCCGCATCAATGCCGAACTCGACAAGATTTCCGGCGTCGTCGATGAAATTGCCCGCAAGCAGAGCCGTCCTGCGGCTCCCAGCGAGACCGCTGAAGACTTCAACAAGAAGCATACCGACGCATGGCTTGCTTGGCTTCGCAAGGGCGACGACCGCATGCTGGAGCGCCTCCGCAAGGAAGGTGAAGGCGGTTCCGATTCCGGTTCCGGTTCCGGCTCCGACGCTGGTTCCGGTTCCGGCGACTCCACCCCCTCCGCCCGCTATATGAATGTCGGCACTCCTGCTGAAGGCGGCTATGCGGTTCCCATTGAGCAGGATCGCCAGATCATGCGCCTTCTTGAGACCTTCAGCCCCATGCGTCAGGTCTGCCGTGTCATTTCCGTCTCCACCGAAGACTACCGCAAGCTCGTCAACTTGGGCGGCACCGACTGCGGTTGGGTTGGTGAGACCGACGCCCGTCCTGCCACCAACACCCCGCAGTTCACCACGCTCTCCCCGACCTTCGGCGAACTCTACGCCTACCCCGAAGTGACTCAGAAGTCCCTTGACGACCTCTTCTTCGACGTGGCCGCCGAAATCACCCGCGACGTGGCTGAAGCTTTCGCCAAGGCCGAAGGCACTGCATTCATGAGTGGCACTGGTTCTACCTACCACCAGCCTGTTGGCCTCCTGACTGCCACCACGACCGCCGAGGCTGACGGCACCCGTGATTTCGGCAAGTTCCAGCATGTGATCACTGGGCAGGCGGCCACTTGGGCCTCCACCAATCCTGCCGACTCTTTCTTAGATCTCATCTATAAGACGAAACCGGGACATCGTTCCAACGGCAAGTTCATGTTGAACTCCGTGTCTCTCTCCGATGTCCGCAAGTGGAAAGACGGCGAATCCCGCTACCTGTGGCAGCCCTCCATGCAG